CCTCACTCTTAAGGCTCTGCCCCCTATTAACCGCCCCCCTCACTCTTGGCTCAGGGATTATTCCAATCTCGGGACCTCTCTGGGCATGCCCGAGAATTTTATCTTCTCGTCCATATTAGCCACTCGTCATGGGCCTACTCGCAAACCAATTAAGTTGTGGGTATCAGATGGGGCCGGTTATTCTTCTAGCTACGACTCAATTGGGTTGTATGACCGTACGCGATTCGTTTATCCCGTGCCCTATCCTATAAATTTCGTCCTGTCTCCGATGTACATGATGTTGAAGACGGCTCGAATGAATATTTTAGGTCTATGGCACGATCCAGATTCGATGGTTAAATATACTTTGGCCATGCGCAAGCAAGGTAAGTATTGCTACTCTATCGATTTCTCTGGTATGGATACGACTATGCCCCCTCATCTCATTAAACTGATCTGTCAGCACCTCATAGCCGCCGGTTTCTCTGCGTGGCCTCTAAATCTGCTGCAATCCTTGTATGAGACGATGGGAATAGTGACTCCTTCTTACATGGCGACTGGATATTCCAGCACTCATATTTCGGGATTGATATCCTGGCTGTCTGGCTTTAAGCTGACGTCAGAATTCGATACCCTTTATGGAGCTGCGACGTTCCTATCCGCTATGGAAGTACTATATCCAGGAACTATAGCTAAGTGGGATAAAGGTGAGTTTGTATTCTCCGAGCTCGGGGATGACATTCTCTTCACCTTTGACCGCCCCATTGACGTGGAAGCTATCGCAGCTCTCGCCAAGAGCATTTCTGGTGCCTCTCTTAAGGTACTAGAAGATGCTATGTTCCTTAAACGCCTTATGCCTATACATAAGGATATTCCTAAGATCTCCAGACCTTTTGCGCGATTGATTCAACAAACCTTCGCGAATGAGGACACCTATCAAGATCGACCTGACGCTGTCATGCGATTAGGCCTTTTTGCTAGAATGGATACTCTTCCTGACCACCCGGCTTTTGCTAAAGCTTGGCCTGTGGTCGTTCCGGCCTTATTATCTCTCGGATTTATCATGAGAGCTACTCCTGCTTATCAGGAGCGTATTAGGCGCGGCATTCCATCTCTCGACGATGGAGATGAGCAGGCTATCCAGCTTTTCGCTGTGAAAGATACTGCTTATATGACAAACCTCATCGCACGCGCGAAGTATGAACCCTCAGCTGCTACCCTTTTATCGCTATTCGCTAAATTGGGTATCTCACCAGAGGAGGACCCATCTACTCACGCTGTGCGGAAATTATATTGGGATTCTCTGTCGGAGAAGCCCACCCCAAAGTATGTTCGAG